CCCCGACTTGGTGAATAAGATATCATACCGAGATGCTATTCGGACATGCACCTATGGTGATGATAATATCAATGGTGTCCCTGCAGCATATGAGAAATTCAATGGTATCAACATTGTTGCTCAAGGAGCCAAATGTGGTTTAACCATTACTATGGCGGACAAGGGTTCTGATGTAGTTGCTTTTACAACAATCTGGGAAAGTGATTTTCTGAAACGCAAGTTCCGACGATGTGATGATCTCGGTCGCATTCGCGCACCTCTGTCGCGTGATTCTATTGAGAAAAGTGTGCATTGGATGAAGAAAACGTCACCCGACCCCCCTGAAGTGCTATTCTCTCAAAATGTGGATGGCATGCTCAGAAAATCGAGCCAACACGGTAGAGATTATTTTGAGGAGATTAGGGGGAAATTGTTACGCATTGCTACGAAGCATGGCGTTGAGTCTATCTGCAAGTGGTGGGAGTATGATGAGTTGATCGAGCACGATAAATTCAACTACTATGATCACTACAGACTTGCATTGATCGAGGCTGATGAGCAATTTCTTAAAGAATTTGTATGTGAGGCCAAACTAAAGGCCAAACCGCCAAGCTTTACCTTGCTTTTGGCAAAATTTCTGCTAATCATGGTAGGAACCACTGTTCTCACCACCGAATTGAGTGTGTGGCTTGCTGATGGCGGCCGCAGGAGACTCATGAGGGCCCTGGCTGAGTATATTCGGAGGCAGAAAGCCTCAGTGCTAGATCCTGTGATGAGTAGAGTCCGGGAGAGCCATTCGTTGAATGGGTTTGCCGGTGTTGCCGAGGAGTTCGGTGTCCCAGCTTGGGTAATTCGATCCCTGCTTCCTCTGCTTGGCCTTGGGTTTAAGTCCGAAGCATTCATTAAACCGGTCGACCCCCCTCGACCTTATGCCAATGTGCTCATGTATATCATCGAGTGGATTTTGGCATGTTTCCCAATCATGAATGCTGGTCGCTTTTCTGAGGTTGGTATCTCTCCATCAGCATTCACATCTGTACTTACATTCTCGTGGCTTGCCCATTTGGTTGTGCCTACTGGAACACTGTCTAAGGTTGATAGCGTTTCTTTTGCCCGCTATGGGCTCATGTTAAAACAGATGTTTGTGCGCCATTGGTTGCGAGAGAATAACGAACTAGTTCGCCCTCAGGCTACATGCATCTTACTCGAAGGTGATGCAGGCGTGGGTAAAACCACCTGCTCATT